GCAGCTACTTGTTGTATTTCCTGTTGAGAAAATACTCTCCAATCTTCGTCTTTGTAAAATCTATTATATTTGCTGTCTTGTATTAATATCATAATAAAGTTTACTTCTCCACCAAGTATTACGCAGACTTTTCCGCTCCAACCTGGAGAATCTGGGGAATAATCAGTTATCATCATTCTATCAGGGTCAATGTTATACCAATCTTCTTCTGTAAACCCGTCATACTTTCTGACTACTTCATTAATCTCATCATAATCTTTAATGGACATTCCTTTTGGGAGCTTATTTATAAACGATAATCGTTCGTTCTCTAAAATAGCTTCCTGATCGGTTCCCATCTCCCATTTATTATCTTTTGACATCTTGTTTCACCTCCTTTCTTTTTCTAACGTTATGCCAAATGGCTATAAGCTGTTTCTTATGGTAAGAGTTAGCCTTGTGGCGAGTTATATTGAAATATTTCTGAGCCCATTCGACAAGCTGGTATTTGTGTCTGAACGGACATCTGTTATACGAATATTGTATATTTGACATAGTGCTGGCTCCCTGGTATGTGGACGAGGTAATTTAGCTTAGAATAAAACTTAATATCATATATATAGCCATAGGAAAGGTCATTAATAAGAGTATAAGAACTATTATCTCAAAACTTCTATTAAACCAATCTAAAAATTCTATTATTTTATTAGACATTGTTTATCTCCTTATTTTATTAGATTAATAATTTCTATCAAAAATCCTTTGGTCTATCTTTTTGACCTTTGACTGAACTTTGTTACTTCTGGGCATTCTACTATTGTGCTTGCTCTATCTTTGGCGTTTGGTCTACTACTTCACCATCAGCTTTTTCTACCCATTCTGTGAAAACGCGATAATCCTGAAAAAGTGTATTAGTATTATGGTCATAAAGCTCGAAAGATTGATTACGGAATTGACACTTCTGATAAAATGGTCTTATCATAAATATACAAGCCTTAAGAGATTCTAATTCCCTGATTATTGTTGGCTTTTTCTCACCATCTTCCATAGGGAAAGTCAAATCCCAGCCTTTGATTGTTTTTTCTATTTCAAATCGCATTGGCTCTAAACCTTTGCTTTTAGTAGATTCAATCAAGGCATCTCTTCCACGCTTTAATTCCTCTAATTTCTTTTCCGTATTAGATATACGTTTATCCATTAGATTAATTAAATTATCTGACATCTAATTGCCTTTCTGATTACTTTGATAAATTCTGTATATAATCTTCATTCGTTAGAAATTACGAATAATATTTGACAATTCCAAGACAATTTAACTTTTAATTTAAGAGAGCTATTGATGATCCTGTTTAATACTATAGAATCGCGGGAAGATACGAGCTTAATACATTCTATGTAGCTTATGATCCTCTGATAAGGTTTTTTGTTATTAGATAAGTTGTTAAATACTAGGTGTATAAAATTAATTTGTTTATTTAATTAGATATGATTAACTTTAGGGGTATCAATTAACTAAATAATGAAAGGATAATTATGATACGATTAACAATAAAACAAGCTATCGATACACTAATAAAAGTGTTTATGGTAGCTAAAAAAGAAGTAATAGCATTGGGTGAAGGTGAAGCCTTGAATCAAATGTTATTAGATAAATCACAAGGTACAATGTGCCTAAAGGGTACTAGAACAAAGACTAACATAGACTTTGCACCTAAAGATGTTAGGGAAAAGTACTTACATTATAAGGGCGAAATTGAAAAGTTACCTACGTTCAAAGATGATAGTGGTCAAGTTCTTAGATGTTCGGCTTATTGTAACAAGGAAGTAAAAAAGAAGGGGAAAGATGATAATAAATAATTAATTCTTTATTTATTAGAAAGAAAGCCTAGTTTAATCGC